TTCTCCGAAATAATCATCATTTGCGATTATAGTTTTTGCTTGGATTACGTCCATCGCCTATCGTGTTGTCCACTCATCTACTCATCCGTCAATCGATACCATGGCCGGCCCATCAAAAGCACACTTGGAAGATTTATTAACCGCTGACTATTACTCTTCCCCAGCGTCACTACAGTATGCTTTTGGTGGACCGGTCGGGAGTCGAACCCGAGTCTTGCCCGTCTTTGGACTTGCTTCTTTCCTTACGGTTTTTACAACAATACGTCTATTATATATTTATTTAGGCAGTTTGTCAACCTATCTTACATACTTGTTGACCAATCGTATACCCAAATATGTTCCAATCACAGTGACTAATGCTTTGAATACCGAATCCCAATCAGTGGCGTCGGTTAACGAAACCTTTACTGGACCTGCTTCAATACCAATGGCCATTGGTACTATATGAGTCATGGCCTGATAGTATGAGTATACGTTGTAAACATACTCATACAACAAGTAACCGGCTGCTATTAGTATTATAGCAATACAGATTCGTTTTTTCATTGCTGACGAATCAGTACTTCTTGTGCAACACCATTGACGATCATAGTTTGTTTTGTATACTCAACACCGTCAATCACTACTACCTGTGGCTGAACAACAACAGGCGGTTGTTGAATATAAACCGGCTGTTGAACTACTACAGGAGCAGGACGAGTTAATCCATATACCACAGCACCACCGATCACAGCAGGTGCTACCCAACCCCACCCGCCACGATAAGGCTGATAATGATGATCAAAGTGTCTCATACCGTGATGGTGCTGTGCTGCCACAGGTGCGGACAATAAACCAATAAATGCTGCTGCGATAATGTTTTTCATGATGTATTCTCCATATACTTTGACGGAATCCGAAGGGCCAGTAATGTCTCCGTCTAACTCCGGGGTCTCTCACCCTCGCAACCAGCTACGCCGGTTTACCCCTGTCGGACATATATATTTACAAGAAATACTGCGAATGTCAAGAGATTTCTACGGGGGCTCCTGGACCGTTTGAACCTGCAAATACTGTTTGACTACCCGAAGATGTGGCGATTCCCCTTGCTGTTCTAGCACCTATTACAGCAACTTTGCGATTTTCTGCATATACTGTAACAGGGCTTTGAACAATTATATCACCTTGATTAGTAGGACCTGCTGTCATTCCACCCACTGTAGCTGTACGAAATTTATCACTATCACCATTGGTATAAACTGTATTAGCACCTGAAATAATTGTGCTACCTGCTACATCTTTATAAACTCGGGCTACTGAATTATCTACTGGCATGATTTAGAAGTATGTTCCAAAATCAGGAGCTTTTGATCCTAACAATGTAGCCGCTTTAGATTTAGAATTTTCAGGACTAGGTATTTTTATAGAAAGGATTGCTTTTTTGGCCTCTTCAAATTTTGCTACTATTGATGTGTATATTGCACTTTCTGTTATAATAAGGGTTATTTGTTTTAAAGAATTTTTAAGCATTTCATTAAAAAATCCTTCTATTTTTGAAATAGACATCATTTCCTGAGTATCCTTAACTAGAGCCTTTATCCTTTCAGACCATGGAGGCAATTTTGGAATAGGTTGTCCGGACAATGTTAACGCTTGCTCTGTAACGGCACGTTGAAAATCATTAGATTCTTTGATGATAGCGACGAGCTTTGCCTGAAATCCATTGGCCTCAGTTTGTAAAGATATATCGGCCTGAGAAGATACTTTTAACTCCTGCATTGTGCTGGCTATGGTTTGAGTAGTATCTGCTATAACCCATAATGCATCTCCTATCCTAGCAAGACTGGCATCAATTGACGTCATTGTTCCTGTCTCGAACGGAATAAGATTTCCTCTAATCTGCTGTGTATTAATAACATTCTGAGCAGTTTGTGCTACAATGGCTGCTGCTGATGCATCTAACATAATTAAATACTCCTTTTATACCGGTATTTATCTTAGAGCAATTCCAGTAGTGCCCTGCATATACTGATCAGCAGCATCCTTTTGACTAGGAACTGAGGCAAATACGTGTGATTTGCTTAGTGTCATAGTGCTTTTGCCCCCTAACATCATCCAAGGGATCATTCCCAATCCGTCTCTACTCATAGTTAACGCTAATGGCCTATCTATAGTAATATCATCTGATGTTTCGCTTTCAAAACGTGCGATCAGTTCATCACCGTTGATTAATTTCAAACTGATGATATCGCCGTTACTAAATCCTTTATTGATTAACATAATTTCCTTCTTTGTCTAGTTCAATCCAAGTGTGGTCACCTAACCACTTAACTTTACATATGTATTCATAATGGTTCGGAGGACCGGCACTCCAGTCATCTGGCCCATTATGTGTTAGCACTGTACATTTATCTATATGGTGATAGGCTAACCAATAGATCTGACCGTGATAGATTTGAAAATTGTATTTGGCGCTGTGAACAGCATCCGTAATTTCCAAACGTCTTTTAATACTGGCTGCTTGTTTTTGCAACACAGTAACCAATTCCATAATGCGATCATATTCTTGCTGTGCATGCATTCTGGCCACATTGACCATAATGTCTTTTTGCTTTTCAACAGGAATAAGATCAAACTTTGGACCACCTACTTCTGTGGGGTATGGCGTTACGTTGCGATTAAGAAACGTAACTAAATTACCACCTAGTTCTGCGTCGTAACTGTCCCGTCCTTTAAGAAAGTTACTGCGTTCAGTCATCACCGATCAGACGTTCTAATGTCTTGTAATGATCGTAGGCTTTTTTCAGTGCAGCAAACTTCTCCAACTTTTCAGGATCAGGCTCTTGCAGAATAGCCAGCCTGTCTTCGATTGCTTCTAACAGTTTACCTAGGCTACGGCCTTTCCATTTGATGTCACCTTCAAATGTAGCATCATCCTTGACATGTAGGCCAGAACTAGGACTAATGGTAGACCAAGAAGGATTAGTTCCATTACTGTACAAAAAACTTCCGCCAGTGGTAGTACCGCCAGCGGTATAAACATACGGACTGGCATGTGGATTAGTTGTTGCACTACCACTGTTTACGACTACATTACCATAACTGTTATGAAATCCACTGGTAGTGTAATTCATATTGTTTAATGTAGCAATATCGGTAGTAGTCAATGCGCTGAATGATGGACTACTATATAGGCTACTAATATCTATAGTAGGTATGCTGGCAATGTCTATTGTATCGTCAATATATGATGTTTTTGGAGTGTAATCATTATTAGACATTTACATTCTCTTTGAGATATTTTTGTAGGTCAGTGAATCCGCCAATCAACTGATTATCAATTAGTATTTGTGGAACTGTGCGAGCATTAGGAACGGCTTGTAACAATTCTTCTTTAGTGAATCCATCACCGATTTTACGCTCTTCAAATTCAATACCCTGTTGTTCTAACAAGGCTTTTGCCTGATCACAATAGGGGCAATGATACTTTGACCAAATAACTGCTTTCATTTTTTTATCCTTTCTTATAAATCTGGAAGTTCTTCGTACACAACCTGATCTGACATGGCGCCAATTACATAGTTTGTGGATTCTGTTTCCTGAAGAGCCGATTGTTTTTTACCAATGTTAACATGTTTGTTAAACCATGGAATAGGGCTGCTACGAGGATGGTCTGCTAGGTATTTAATCCCTATATCTTTAAGACGAGTAAATGCTGTGTAATCTACAAAATCTTTAAGAATAGCAGCATTAAGTCCGATCACTACCCCTTTCTTAAAAAGGTAATCAGCCCAGGCTTTTTCTTCAGCAATAACTTCCATATACATAGCATACACTTCATCGCGACAAGAGTCAACTATGTTTGCAAATCTTTCGTCATCTTTTACTACATTATTGATTAACCAAGCGGTCCATTCTGCATGTAGTATTTCATCCTGTAGAATTAAACTGATAATATTGCCATTACCAATAAAGATACGATTTTCTACCATGGCAAGACTGGTAGCAAAACTAACCATAAAACGCAATGCCTCTAGTGCATAACTGGCGTTTAGTGCCAACCAAATGGCCTTGATATGATCTTCTTCTTTAACTTCTTGTCCAAGTTCAAGTAAGCAATTTAATTTGTGTAATTGATCATAATAGCGACCAATATTTGCTGCCATAACAACAATTTCATCTGTGTCATGTATTTTATTAAATTCTTCTTTAGGAACTCCATATACATTGCGAATAATATGACTATAGCTCTTGCTGTGAATATTGGTTTCGAAAAAACTCCAATTGCTGACCAGTGCTTCTAACTCTGGAATACTGATTACAGGATTAAACACCTGTGCCGGAGCACGACCTTGAATACTGTCTAACGCAGTTTGACGCAGTAGATTACTGGTGAAGATGTGTTTAATAGCGTCACTGGATTCTTTATGATCCATTTTGTCTTTGGTCAGACTGATTTCCTCTGGCACCCAAAAGAATCCACGAGCTAGTTCTTCAAACTTGGCAATTTTAGGATATTTAACTTCTTCAAACCGCTGTACAGTAACAGGACCTTCGGGATCTAGAAACATCTTGCGTTTTAGGTAATCAGTTTTTTTAGACAGGTTATATTGATCTCTACTCATAGGGTACAGGCCTCACAGTTTTCTTCATCGTTATAGATTATAGTAGATTCCATACTGACTAATCTATCACTCTGAGTGGTTAGAATATTTTTACTACCTACCTTGTCGATAAGGCTGTAGTAAATTGTTTTAATGCCCCAACGATAGGCCAGCATTAAATTCTTAGCGATTACAGTGCCCGGAACTTTTCCATCGGCAAAGTGTTTAGGGCTATAAAAGGTGTTGGTGCTCAGGCTCTGGTCAATATAAGCGGCCAACACCGCGGCTGTTTTTAAGTAGCCTAGACAATCCGTCTGTTCCCACATAAGTTGATAGCGGTTTTTTAATCTACGATATTCAGGAACCACTTGTACAAAACTTCCAGCCTTGGATTCCTTAACGCTGATCAACTCCATCGGCATTTCAATACCGTTGGTGCTGTTTAATACTACACTGCTTGACTCGACAGGAGCCACTGCCATTAGTGTGCCATTGCGTATGCCATA